TCTTGTTAAGTCTCACATCAGGCAAATCAATATTTCTGCCTATATAAACATATCTTGTTTCTATTTCCATTTTTCCTCCTATAAATTTGTATATTCTGACACGATAGGCTCTGCATAAGCTGTAAATGTTACTCTTGAGAAAAAATACGGATATGCTTGGTCGCTCCGAAACAGAACTCTTATTTCCTTGTTCTGATCTATCGCAAAACCCGCGCTATCGTTATCGTTTCTAACTTTTGTTGTTTCTTCAAGCAATTTCCCAGCTATATATCTGGCTGTTTCTAAATTGTTTGAATAATCCTCTTGCTTTTCCTCTTTTGTTCCAACCCAAATTTCAAAATCAGAAAAAGCGTTATAATAACCGACTCCGTCCCTATTCTGTCTAAATTCCGCTATTCTTAAAATAACAAATGGAAAATAATCATTTGTCTTTTTTCCATTCTCCCTGTCCTCAAAACTGTTTGAAGGCAAGAAACCTCTATAAACATTAAACCCTTTTTCTTTCATTATTTTTTTAATAAATTCATAAATTTTCTTTTCTGTATGAATCATTATCCCAATATCCTTCCAAGTTCATGATCTATTCTCATATTAAACTTCTCTTCCATAAATCCCTGCAAGTAATCAAGAATACTCATTTCTCCAAGCATTTGTGGAGCAGATGGTCCCATTCTACGTTTTATTGGCAATGAAGCTTCTGTTTCCCTTGTGAATGCTCCTAATCTCCCGTCAGAATAAGCAATGAAAGCATTTGGCAAATCTCCACCTTCTCCTTTTTTGACTACTGCTGATACCATCGTTTTTCTTCTAATTTTCGGATTTAATTTGAAATGATCTAACCCAATCATCCCACCTTTTGAAGTAATTTTACCCATCAAATTTCCTGGACTAGCATTAAATACGTTTATTGATTCTGACAATTTTCCTCTTGCAATAGTATACATTGCAGTAGTTCTTCTCATTTGCTCCGTTTTCGTCATTGCAAGAGAACGGTTTACTGCAAATGCTACTGCTTTTGGAAATTTATCAGGAAACTGTTCTAATGTGCTTTCAACTTTTTCCAATTGACGTGGATCTAATTTTATATCAAACATTTAGACCTCCTCATATTTCGCCAAATCTATCTCGTGTATCCCCATATCAAATTTACTTAGCATAACTTCATAAGTTTCTCCATCCAATGTCATCATTTCCCCTGGATGTGGTTTAATTCTCAAATCCTTTTCTCCAACAAAGACTGTAAATCCTTCCTGAAAAGTTCCCTCTTCCTGTGTAATAAGCCCATTTTTCTGCTTATTCTGAAATTTTTCCTCATCAATCACACATTTAATTTCACGTCCATTAAAAGTATGCGTTGTACCAAATTCATCAATATTCAAAAATACATTTCCAATATCATTGGCAATCATTTCTTTAAAATTCATAGATTATCACCTATTTATTTTTATTTTTTTTATCTCCTTTATCATCTTTTTCTGTATCTTGATTATCTTCATCAACTGAAGTTTTAGATACTACTTTTTCAGCAGTATCCTTTATTTCTTCAATCAATTCTCTTTCAAGACAACTTTTTACAACTGATTTTTCCAAAATATTCACTTCTGCCCCTGTTTCATAACTAACCCCGCTATAAATTAGAGGCTTCAACGCTCTATATTTCATTACAACCTCCTATTTAACCTTCAGTATTTTTATAGCTTCAATATCGTATACAACTGGCAAAGGTCTTGATTCAGTTCTAATTTCTATAGTATTTGATTTTGAATCCTTATCAGTAAATACTGAACGTTCTGCAACAATTATTCCTTGTTCAACATCCGCCGCCGGACCGTAAATAATCGTATTATTGCTTGGTGCTAATAACACTTTACCTTCTGGAATAATATTTTTTGTTGTATAAGTTTTACCATCAGCATTTAACACAGAATGTTGCGACTGGTAAGAATAAATTGGAAGTCCAAATGGTGCTAAAGTTCCTATATAGATTGCACCACCTGCATTTTCTCTAGGATTGATTTCTCCTGCGTGATAATTTCTAATATCCAGTAATTTCTGAATTTTTTCATTTTCTACAAATAATTTTGCAGCCACAGGATCCATTAAAATCATTTCAGGCCTTAATCCTGTAGTTTCTCCAATTTTTGTTATAGCCGCCTGTAAATCTCCTATTATATCAGCATTAGGCTGTGTCCATAAAGTAGCAGGAGTAATTTCTTCAACTGTTCCAAATTTTATTTCTCCTTTTATTCCTTCACCTTCCACGATTACTTTTCCATTAAACAAAGCTTCAGTACACATAATTTCTTCACGTCTTGTAATTTGTTCCTCAAATTCCGCAAACGATTCAGCAAGCAAGTCCGCTTTTCTTTCTTCAGGACTTTTTCCACCATATATAGTTTCTCCTGCCGTTTTATTAAAAAATAACTCAAAAGCTGAAAAAGTTCTTTTTGGTGCTACTTTTGGAGCTTGAAAAAATTTACTTTCATAAGTGTTCTTTACCATTTCTGTTCCTGGAATAAATTCAGATACATAAGGTGCAACAAGCTGTCTCCCTTTTCTAAATTCTATTTCCATTTTTTGATTTTCCGATGTTTTCCTATTTTTAAAATAACTGTCCTTTATAAATGATTTTGGTCTAATCACATTCTGGTCATACAACCCGATAAATTCTATTACTGCTGGCATTATTCCTTACCTCCTAATCCTTTTATCACAATCCCTTTATCTCTAGCTGCCTTTGTAAAGCCTGCTTTCTGTGTTCCTGCTTTCACTTTCAGCCCTTCAAATATAAATTCTCCTGAAATAGCTACAGTTGTTTTAGTTTTTACAGTTGTTCCATCTGCATCCTCCATAACTATTCCAAATAAATCCGTCCCATCTGAAAGTTCAGCACCTGCATTTACAGCGTCTCCTCTTTTTACATTCTTACCTTGTGGCACTTCAAATTCCATATATTTATGTCCTGTACCGCTTAAAAATTGTTCGCTGGCATATTCATTGCCTTTTGTTATAAAATCCATTATTTACCCTCCTCTGTTTTTTTATTCATTAAAGAAAAAATGTTTGAAATATTTACTCCCATAAATTTTTTCTCTTCATTATTTTCCGCTGTACCATTATTTGGAACTGGCGGTGTAAAGTTATTTTGACTATCATTCTTAATATTTTGTAATTTCTGAATTCTTTCTTCCTTCTGTTTATTCAAAATATTTACTGCTAACACACTAGCCTCTACCGGCTCATTATATTTAGCATTTTCAACAAGTTCAGAATAATTTGATACATCCAAGTTATCAATTTCTCTCATTCTTTCCCTTTCTTTAGTTATTCCAGCTTCCTTACCTTCATTAAAGATTTGATTGTAAAGTTCTGGAAATTTGTTTTTTAACTCTTCCAAAGTCATATTTCCTCCTTCATTTTTCTGATTTTCTGTCGAATTTAATATATCTCTAAATTTATCAGCTATTTCTTCAGGACTTCCTGTACTATTTACAGAAATATTTATCACTCTTGGCTCTCGATTTTTCTTTTCTTTAAAATTTTTAAATCTTGAAATGTCAAAAGCCATATTGTTTATAATCAGTTTATTCTCAATAACTTCTTTTTCCACATTTTCATCTAATATTTCATCGATAAATCCATATTCTTTAGCTTCTTCTGCACTCATCCAAGTTTCATTATCCATTAATTCCGACAATGTTTCCTTATCAGTCTTTGCTTTATTTAGATATGTCTCAATAATACTATTTTTAACTTTATTTAGCATTTCAAGTGTTTTTTGCATATCTTGATTATTTCCGTAAGCGAAAGTTATTGGATTATGTACCATAAATAAAGCATTTTTAGGCATTCTTACAGTATCACAGGCACTTGTTATAATAGTTGCAGCACTTGCTGCCAATCCATCTATATTTGCTGTTATTTTAGCCTTATGATTTTTAAGAGTATTCGCTATTGCTACAGCACTAAATACACTCCCACCTGGACTATTTATGTGTAAAATTATGTTTTCTACATCCCCAAGATTTTCAATATCCTGTTTAAACGCCTTATCAGATATATCATCCCAATATTCATCACTTCCAATACTTCCATAAAGTATCAGTTCAGCTGATTTTTCCTCATCATTCTTCATCACGTTCCAAAATTTGAGTTGTTTCGGCATTCAACACCACTCCTTTCTCTGTTAATAATTTATTTTCCTTTGCCAAAATTCTTACATTCTGCTCAAAATCTCCGCCATTAAGTTCGGCTGTTTCTCTCGTCCTAGTCGATAATCCATTATTGATTCTTATAACTGCCGCATTAGCCTCTTTTAACGGATCTATTTGTCCTTGAGACGGACCGTTCCATTGAGAGCCACACCACGCTTTGTCTATAAGAAAATCAGTTCCATAATTTTTAAGTTCAACTCTACCTAACAAATACGCTTCGTTTAACCATTCCTCATAAACAGGCTGGGTAAAATTCTCTACAAACCATTCACGTCTTTTCCTAAACATTTTCCACGCTTCCAGAAGTGCTGCACGACTTGCTGAATAACTTGCTGTAAAATGCTTTATTAAAAGCTCATATGGAACTTCTAAGGCACTTCCTATCTGTCTTAAAATGCTTGTAACAAAAGGGTCAAACTGTGCATTAGGTCTTCCTGGATTAGTAGCTTTCGCTTTTTCTCCTGGATTAAGTCCTACAACCATTCCTGGTGCAAGTTCTATAGTAGTTTCATCTTCTGAATCTACAAGCAAATCATTCTCAACTGCTTCAAGTTCGCCTACATCAGCACCACTCGAATTTTCGGCATCGCTTTCAATAAAAATTGCATACATTCCGCTTATAACTGCTGCCATTAGTTCGGCTTCAGTATAATTCCCAAGCTGCTTTAAATTCTCAATAACTGGAGATAATATCGGAATCCCTCTTACCTGTTCAGGTCTTTCTGTAAAAAGAAGATGTATTATATTTTTTTGATTTTCACTTCCATAAACTTTTATAAGTTTCTCACTTACTCCCCCAGTTGCATCTAATGGATGTTCAGATGAAACATAATAACCTTCAATTCTTCCATTTTTATCTATTTTCACACCCTCAACCACACTTTTATCTGAAATCATATTGTTTGGAGTATATATTCTGTCAGGCTCTAAAATTTCTAATTTTAAACTGTATGGATTTTTTGGAGTTTCAAAATAATTCAATTTTATAAAACATTCTCCGTTCATCAATACTGTCAAAAATACAAGTTCCTGAATCTGATAAAAGTTCATAGTTCCCAAATTATCAATTTTATCTTTCGACCAAAGCTCAAATTCTTTTTCTATCAAACTTTCTATTGCTTCAGCTTCTTCATCACTAATACCTATTGTCTCATTATCAATAGCAGATTTTAATTTTAATCCGCTTCCAACAACATTCGTATTAATAGTTTTTAATGCCCCAGTAGCAACAGAAGTTCCCATGTACAAGTCTCTCGAACGTTCAATCAGCTTTTTACGATTTTT